CCCACTGCCTGGGATGCTATCCCCGCAAATCCACGTTGTTAAGGACGAGTATTACCTGCCCCAACGTGTCCACCGACAGCGCTCCACCACCAGACTGATTCTTGGCCTGTAGGCCACAGAATGGCGGAGGGTGCCGTTATTTCCGCTACTTCTCATGGTAGCTTCGGCGGGCCAAACACTAGCCGGAGTTGTACCCCGGATTTGTGACAGGCGCGCCGCCATGAGATTATCGCTATCCAAGGAGATCGCCACTGACTCAACATCATCAGTATTAGCGTTTTGTACTTCCTCCGCAGACAGATCGGTTTTAACCGGGGATGAGGCAATAACGACGAACGACATAGGCTGTCCGACGTCATTTTCCCAGGTCGACTCACCAACGGGTACCCACAAACCTTGCGGAACGTGGGGTACCGTAGTGATTAACTTGCGAGTTGGGACAGGCAGCTTTTTAACGACTGCATGCCAGACTCCGCGCCAACGAGGATCGCCGACAGCACCAGAGCTACAAGGAGCTGAAGGACCCTCAAAAGCATGGCGTAGAACCCGGTTCGCAAGGGAGACGATTGCTTCTCCACTGTCTAACCTTTTCGAAATATAGAGCGGTCTAACCATAACCCCCGTGTGATAATCCTTCCCGCAAGATTCACGGAAGGGACCATCGGCGAATGTTTTACTCTGGTTGACCGTAAAGCCAAACAAAGTAAGGAGGTGACTCACTTTAGCAAAATATGCACTCGGGAAGACGAGATCGTCCCCGAAAATCGCCACGTGTGGCCACGTTAGCTCCATCGAGCCGTGGACTCTCATCCACTGACCGGGCACAACGCTAGTTACTATAGCTCGAAACAGCAGTGTTTCTATGAGGAAAGTGAAACCATTCCCCATGCTGCTAAGCATTTCGTAGCGATGGAACGTGCCATCAGTCGGGCCCGGGAGAAGTCTCCCTGCCTTCTTAAGGAGGTCGCTAGGCAGAAGCCCATACGTGCTGGCAAGTGCGTCCAGCAACCGGTACCAATCGTGCCTTACAATGGCACGCACCGGGGTACGACAAGTGTTGTTACTTGCGTTTTCGAGGTCAACTGTGCAGAAAATGCCAGTGGTCGACCCTACTTGCGCTAACACCTGGTTGTACATCGATGACGTTCTAAGATTCACGTGATCGGCATCAAATAGTCGTTCAAGGAGAACGCGCTCAACACCCTTCTGAAGAAAAACATTCAGCATGGCTTCGGCGCACGCCCCACGATTGACCTTGAACTTCTTGGGTACGGTGAAAAACTCATTACCTGGGACAAGACGGAAACGCTCATGGCGCCCGTGGACAGCATTTAGCATACTGTCCCACGATGGGATGGAAGCCACCACCACCGATGCTATAGGTATAATCGAAGGAGTCAAAGTCGGCGTTGCCGCAAACTTGTACTCCGGCCCGGTACGAAAGCGATCAAAGTCATAATCGGCATTGATCCCCGGACCCCAACCACCCTTGTCGATAACGTCCTGGACCGACGGGCAAGGACCCATCAGCTCTTTCATGCGGCGAGACACCCTTCGGATGTCGCTATAGTCTTCATGACTCGCGTCAATCTGACGCCACATTTTGTTTGTACGTGCATTATTTTCTTCGCACGTCAGGAACGTTTCCAGTGCATTAACTTCGGCGACGTCCTCATAACCCTCGAAAGGATATTTAGAGAGAAACTTCACCAACTGGTTATCCCAGAAGTAAATCATCGGGTCCGAGTATTTCCTCGGATCCACCTTTAAGCCGAATAATTCTGTAAGGAGATCACTCCACTCACTTTTCGACGTAGATGGTATTGCCAGTGTCCCACAGATTTGCATCACGCGTTTTGCAATGCGTGTCCGTGGTGCACAGGTAGCTAGCTGTCCCAGCAGGCTGACGACTTCAACATCGCCAAGCTTTTTACTCGCAAAATCGCGCGAGATAGCGAATTCCAGTCTCTTACGATCGCGTTGCTTGGTAGCTCCACGTTCGTTAGCCAAAGCGTCCCAGGCGTCAAGATTCGCCGGCAAGGAACACTCGGTTCGGGTAACACTTGACGCCCCGAAAACCGGATGAGATGGTTCGAACTCAAAGAAATCATCCAAATCCATTTAGAACCTCCTAGAAAGGAAAGTTACATGAAGAGCAGTTAGAACGATCAGGCGGGCGGAACGCCCAACAGCAGCGGGTCAGCGACCAACGCTTTCCCGACCGTCCCAGCGGTAGCGCTGCCCATACCTTGCATTTGCCGAAGGATATCGGCGCGTACGTTGGCAGGGCAGTTTGCCGGCACGTGAAGACCATTGCGGTTCAGCGTGACGACACCGGCAACCACGCCGGGTTCGGATGGAACTTCGTACGGCCACGACCAGATGGTCTGCGACGTCCGGATACGCATACCGTTCCGAGCCCTCTCTTCGAAGGTCCGGTGAGTAAGCGTCTGAGCAAGCTCAGGGTTGTCGAGCCCAGTTTCCCGGGCGATGAAGCCGTTTTGGATGCTTCCGACGCGGTTCATGGTAATGTTTCGCGCCGTGACACCGTCAGAACGATCATAACCGTTCACGATCCCACTATCGAAGAAACCCATAATACACCTCCTGTGGAGTATAAAAACATGATCATTTTCTGAACACAACCTTGCCCAAGGTTTTGAATAGGGCAGCGGCATCAACCAAACGGTTGGTGTTTAACCGCAGTTTAGGGGTCCAGACCGGAGCCGGGTTAGGCCACGGTGATCGTTGGTAAGTGGATGCTTGGAACTCGAGGGTTTCAATCTCGAGAGTGCGGGTCGTATAGAAATCACTTCCCACCCAAGCGTCGATGGTACCTCCCACCCGTCGGTAGGTAGAGTAACCGCTATCTACTATCTGGAGTCCGCACAAGGCGGGCAATCTTTCCAGATAGGCGCCAATGTCAAGCGCCCAGTCAGCGAGGAACGATCCAGGTGTGATAGCCCAGATATTTGCCGGGACATTTAAAAGTCCAAGCTGATTCGCCTCACTTAAAACCGGGTTATCCCGCCGTGTGGCAATCCACGCTTTGCACGTTATTTCTGCGCTCGCGTGACGGTGAAAGGTCAAGTTTGCACCTGCACCTATGCCAAGAAGAAACGGCTGGTCCCAAGCTCCGTAATTAAACGTATGGTCGGGTAACTCGACAGCGATAGTCCTCCTCGAGGAGGATTTGTGTACTTCAGGCTGGGCGAGGAGAAGATCCGCAGTAGTACGAGCGGCGTCCTCGATATCCCTAACCCCAGTCATGAGCTCGTAACGATAACGAAGCCATGCTTTAGCTGCATCATCAGTCCCGACGCGCCGGTCGATACGTTTATAGTACCGGTTGCGACGATTGTCGACGTGGGAGGTATACCAGAGCTGAGAAATAAGCTCCAGCAAAATCTTCGGTTGTTTCCGAAACCTCTTGAAGTATTCTGCCCCCTTAGTAGCCTTTTGGGCAAGGAGACGGACTGAGTCGATTGTCTTATTCGCCTCATAGGCGAAGACTGGAAAATTCCAGCTGGCACCCTTGATGTTATCTATGGCACCATTCATGGCTTCCGCCAGAGGATCTTCATCGTCAAGACTAGAGGCAAGACCAAGGAGGTACGAGAGTTTGCACCCAGCGAATCCCGTAGTTTCACGGTACGCACTGTAATACGGAGCGCTCTCTATTATGGTGTACGCCACCGGAGTATAGTCCACCTTTTGGGCGGTATACGGCAGCGTAGCAACATAGGGCCGGGGTTGGCGCGACCACGCACGATAGGACATGGCAGATTCAAGCCATACGTTCTCGTCAGAAGTCGTCGTTATCCCATAGTTCACTAGCTGTGTGTGACGCGGGTAGTTTGCGCCCAACACAACATCTAGTATCGGCATAATTCCTCCTAAAAGAGAGAGAGTCCCCGTCGGGACTCTCTAGGTTATCAACAAGAGTGGCCTCTCTTTATTGAGAACCACGCTATTCTCTATAGCGCTGGTCACGGATATCCACCACTTCCCCGTGATACGGTCATCACTGACGACGGTCTCTGCCTTGGGGGCTGCGTCGTTTTGCCTATCGCGTACCTTCAACCAGATTTTCGTGCCTACCTGTGGGCGATCACTCCCATATCGGCGCAGCAACTCTAGCTAAGGTTCCCACACGAGTTTGTTAACGCTGATGAGGCGTCTCATGTGGCCACCGCTAGCGAGTCTCTCGACTCCGTAGGACAGC